CCGCACCTGTCACACGTCAATTCAGACAGTGCCGCAACAAAACGATACTGTTTTATACCGATTTCCTCATAAGCCATTCTCTGACCTTGGTTCATAAAATGAGCCGTTTCACTCCTCACAAGCGTTTCGGCTGATGTTCGTATTCCACCCGGTGCAGTATCTTTGACGTAATCCATCAGCTTGTCGGTCATACGGCTTACGCTGTGACCGCTGATTATACCGTCCTCAATCGTCTGTCCGACTGCCTGTATAAATCTGTTGTTATGTATCCACACTCTCTCGCTGTAGTTGTGACCGTGCCACGGCTCACTTAACACTTTATTAACCGCTCTTTGCGGAATTAGTGAAAAATCAATACCGCAGTTTAAACCTTGTGCGGTATCAAAAATATTCGTATAATACGCCGTCTTTACCGCACTGTCATACAGTTTCTTTTGTTCCTTTATAGCCTCGTTTGCAACGTGCCTAAAGTAAATATATACATTCTTCGCTTTTGCCCGCCGCTACTGCGTCATCAATCGCCTTGCCCTCATCGTCTGTCAGCGGTGTTGAAGTTTTTGGGTCTGTCGGTGGTGTTGTGTCTGTGTTTGGCTCTGCCATAATTAAATCATTTCTTTCTGAAAAATTGTATAAAAATAAAACCTTTTTATGTCTTGTTTAGGACAATGCTTAACCCTGCACGGGAGATAATCGGATCACCATTCCTTTCTTCTATGTGTATGTTGTGCCTATTCTCACACTATCACCGCCTTTCAATGTATCAAAAAAGCACGTCTAACAACGTGCTTTTAATATATGTTTTATAAATTCATCAGGCAACTCTGCATTATATTTTTCAACATAATATATTAATTCATTGCTCCATATGTACTTGTTATCACCTAAAACGCAATTTTCATACGATATGGTATCACCCGTAAATATATCGTGCAAAATATCTGTACGCACAAAGATAGATGTTCCCTTTTTTAAATAGTCTAATATTGTTTTCTTGTTTGCACATTCAACATCAGATATATTGTTATGTAACCTTTCTGAACAACTATTACACCCGCTTAACTCTTTAAAACCTATAAGTTGCATAATCTATCACTTCCTTTTTGGTACAAACATTTTCCATTCACCAGTTTCGTTCTTTTGCAATGCGTCTTGTATGTCATTCGCAACACACATATCACCATTCGGAAATACATTAACCACTTCCGTAGGTGCTAATACTTTAACCCCTAATTCATTTGCGATATATTGTGGTACAATTCCCTCGCCTGCACCCACTTCACAAGCTATAAGTCGAATATTACCGCCCTTATAATCGGGGTTTTGCTTTAATATATCAACAAACTCTTTTGCTGAAACATTGCTTTCGTCGCCATTCATATCTTTAAACACTAAACTGTATCTATCTCCGTGACATACAATGTCCTCGTATCCCTTTAGTTGCTTTATATTTTTTGAATTTATATACAACATATCGTTTTTGTTTAAGTATTTTTGCGAAGCCTGTGCAACATCTTTATATACCTTTATTATACCACGTTTTTCACTATTTGCAACATATTTTAACGCATTTTTCTGTTCGTCCGACAGACTGTTTTTCCATTCGTCAAACGTCATACTTCCGTCAACTTTGTAATTTTCGCCCGTAAGCGGATCGCGTGCAATACGACTTGTCAAATTCACGTCTGCCATAA